CTTTAAGCTTAGTTGCATTCTCTACAGTACAATCTAAGAACGTTGGATTACTACCATAGATTACATGACCAGAATCATCTGATACTGTAGATATATACGTACCAGCATTAGATTGTATATATTTAGGGTGAGTATAGTTATTAGCACCACTCTCTATAGAATTTAGTTTCTCTTTATCCTCTTTAGATAGTAATCCATTCAAATCTATATTGGCTTTATACAATACAGTATTAGCTGCTTTATTCCATACATCACGTTCGTTTTCGGATGTATGCATGTTTTGGTTATACATATGAGCATAACCATCATTAATTAGCTTAGCTAATGGAGAAGCTAATTCGGTTTTATTAATTTTATCTAGTTCATTATTAAAGTCACCCATAGCTACCTCCTATTTAGCTTTAATACAATACAAAACAGTTACAGATCTAGGAGAGAAACCTTGACTAGATTCGTTTATTATAGGCTTATAATAGTTATCTAATGATTCACGATTCTTATTAGCATATTCATAACCCATATATCCCCATTGATTATAGTGTGGCATTCTATAACTAAACGTGGATGATGGTTTTTGTTCACATTTAACGATAGGGTACTTATTATAAAGCGCAACATCTTCTGGATATGAATAACCATTAAACGGAGTTACTGGGAATGTACCATATATATTAGCACGTTTAGCATTAGGTTGTAATGTTCCTTGCTTATTAGTTTCACTCGTAGGTCTTAAATGTAGATTGTATAAATTAGGTAATCTAAATTTATCAGAATCTGATGCTACAAGTGAGAAGTATGTAGTAGCATGCTCATATGGTAAAGAGTTATACTCGTTATCAGATATTATCTTATAGTATCGTGATACTCTATCCCATAATTTAGGGTAGTCTGCCTTAGATATAATGGATCCATCTAATAATAAACACCCTTGAGGGATAGTATTACCGTATACAGTAACTACAGACCCTATAGGATATCCTACTAATGGTAATAAAGAACTATCTATAACCCCATTATCATTATAAGTTACAGGTTTATCTGGTATAGAGAATGGCTTCCATGTATTACTTTGATAATAGTATGCTTTATTATCTTTAGTATTATACCAAAGCTTTCTTGTATCAAGATTTGTATTACTATTAGTGACTTGTATAGCACCATCTAATACATAAGACTTCATTGTCTTATAATTAATAGCTGTATTATCTTTAGCCGTAGAGATATCTACATCTGGCACAGTTATATTATTGAATACTTGGTTATTATTCTTAGCAAAATATTCAATAGGCTTACCATTCAATGTATCTACAGAGTCTACAGTCACTGGTAATACCTCTGGTTCAGATGAACCATAGATGTGACCATACTCATCAACTTTCTTAAATTTATAAGACGTTACTGGTCTATATTTAGGGTGAGTATAGTTATTAGCACCTTCATGTATATCATCTAACTTCTTTTTGTCTTCTTTAGACATAAGACCATTAGATTCTGTAGATGCTAACTTAGTTAAAGACTCATATGTAACTTTATTCCAAGTATCACGTTCTTCTTTATATATATGCATAAAAGAATCAGTCATATGAAATCTTATATCCTTGATAGTATTATGTAATACAGTATTAAACTCTTTCTCTGTTAGTTTATCTAATACTTCATTATATAGTCTAGATTTATTGTGCTCATCTAGCCATTCTTCTTTACGACGTTTAGCTTCTTCTTCAGAATAGGATAGCCACCACTTTATTACATCTTGCTCTTTAGACATAGCTCCTCCTTTCTTTAGTATTTAGCTTTAATCATGTATATAGTATTGAAATGAGCTGGCTCATTTATAGTACAGTCATTATCATTTCCCTCATTGGAATTGAACTTTGTAACTAATATATTTGTATTAGTATCCCATCTTCTATAAATACTATTCATACCTGTAGCCTGCCCTAAACGGTCTACTACTCTAAATGCACCAGTATAGAATGATAGTCTTTCATTTACAGCGTTTCTATTATTATAGTCAAACTCTTTTAGGAAATCATTCTTAGCCATAGTATTAAACGTACTAGTTTGTCTAGGTGTACATGATGGAGTATATCTACCAGTATCACTAATATTGCTAGTAGCACATAAGAAATCGTTTAACTTAGGTAATATAAATGTATTACCCTTATCAAAGAAGAATCCAATAGATGGTAATCGTTCAAACTTACTATATTCAGAATATGGTACAAGTATATTAGATGACTTAGCAAAGTTATATAAGTCTAAGTATTCATTCTTCTCTACTTCAATACCAGTTAATGGTAAGAATCCATCTTCTTTCATAAGATCTATACTAGCACTTAGTGTTGGTATAATAGCTCCTATAGGAAGACCTTGTGTTGGCATAAGATTCAATGGAACCTTACCATTAGAGTCCAATCTAGCTACATTGCTGGGAAGAGATATATCGACCCATTTACTAAGATCTACATCATAATATGAAGCGACTCCTGTATTTGGGTTGATTCTAATCTTATTTAGATTAGGAGTATCGTCAGTACTAATATAATAGCTACTATCTAGAGAACTCTCTACTAGATCTTTCTTAGTTATAGGATAATTAAGATGGTCTATATCATTAGGATACTTTCTAAATGATACATTACCCTTTAGGAATGCATTATCAGGTGATACAAACTCATCTGGATTTATATTACCTAACTTAGTAGCATTTCTAGCTCTTATATTAAGCCTAGCTGGGTTATTACCATATATTACATGCCCTAATCCATCAGTAGTCACTTCAAGATAGCTACCTGGTGTTACATTAGAGAATGGGTGTACGTATTTATTGGCTTTTGGCTCAATACTATCTAGTTTAGCTTTATCTTCTTTAGTCATTAATCCATCAGCATATATAGTAGCTGGTTTAAGCACCCGTTTAGCTGATTGATTCCATCTATAACGTTCTTCTTCTGTAATATGTAGAGTATGATTGTATATATGATCATACTCATCTTGTATACGATTACGTAATGATGGTGATAGCTCTTGTTTAGATATATGTCTAGGAATAGTTTGATTTAGACTTTGTCTATCATGATATGACATAGTAAACCTCCTATACCTCAGTTAGGGTGACTTTATATTTCTTACCACCACTATTAACTACTAGGCTTCCGTTATCTATATCAAATTCCATAGCTTTCTTAGTCTTAGCTACAGTTTCATCGTTGCTATCAAAGATTTTAACTAGGCTATCCCAGTTATCTGCACCACTACGGATGAATAAGTCATTACCAATAAAGATAAACTCATGAGAGATATCTTGGTCGACAGCTCTCATACCCATTACAGTAGCAAACTCTTCAGTTCTAGTACCAGTAATAGCTGTATCTAAGTTTAATGCAGATAATTTCTTTTGTCCATAGAACTTTAGATATGCTGCATAGTCAGATGGCTGAGTATTTACATCAATCTTCTCATTTAATGCAAGCATATACTTACTAGCTTCTGTATATACAGAATGCCATTTCTTTTCTTTACTATAAGAGCTTAGTATATTTGTAGAATCAATCCAGAATAGATTTTCTCCATCACCAGTTGGTTCTACACGAGATCTTACATAAGGGAAGATATGAGATTCTAAATACTTCACATTAACTATTTCCATCTTAGTACTATCAGCATCAATTACAGGTGTTGGTGCTTGTGGTTTACCTAAGAAGATTGGATTAGCTATAGGAGCAAAGTCTCCTGGTACTAATCCACCTAATCTATCAGCATTATCTACAGTAATAGGTAATCTAGTAGGGTTGTATCCACGAGTGACATGACCCTCATCATCAATATCTACTGTAATATAGTTACCAGGAACAGCATTAGGTTTCTTAGGGTGTACATAATGGTTGGCTTGCTCTTCTATTCCATCTAATTTAACTTTATCAGCTATAGACATAAAGCCATTATTATTATTGCTTACATTAGGAATAGTTGCTACAGTATTCCATAATGCTCGCTCTTCTGCAGTAATATGTATTACATCATCTTTAGTATGATTAAATGATTTTGTAACCATATCACGCAGTTTAAGACTAAGCTCATTTAAGCCAAGCTTGTCTCTATCTAAATCATAATTGATTTGCTCTGGCATAGTTTTAACCTCCTATTTTAGAATTACTGGGATGTTCAAGTAAGCCAAAAGATGGCCCTAATGGCATATAACCATTAGGGCTTATATCTTTCTTACTTATCATTCTTTTGATAATTGTTTGTAGTAGATCCAGAACTACCACGGCTTAAATAGGTTAATAACCCACCAGCAAGTGTAGCCGCTACAGTCTCTGATTGAATGAATAAAGAATACATTAAAGCTATACCACAGAATAATACAGTTACCATCTTAATTATATTTAGAGGGTAAAAGTATACTCTAGATTTGTAGTATGGTTTACCAGTATCATCCATTTCTTCAGGCTCCATATCTTCTATTTCATTTTCAGTTAGGCTACTAGTATTAGTTGATACTTGTTTACCTAACTTAGACCATTTACCGTCGATAAAGATATAATAGTCTCCTTGATAGGCTACTATATTACCATTATATTGAATTTCTTCTGAATTTAATGACGGTACGGTATCTATTTGGAGAGCTTTTTCTACATCGGCAGCAGTATTCATGATATAGATTATACTTGAGCTGCAGTATCAGAGATGCCACGAGCAATAGCTTTAGCAAACTCATCTACTTGATTAATAAGCTTATCTTCTTCTTTTGGGTTATTGATGAATGCTGTTTCAACCAATACTGCTGGCATATCAGTTTTACGCAATACCCAGAAGTTGGCAGATTTAATACCACGATCATATAAGTCTAAAGAGTTAACTAATTGATTGTCGATATTAATAGCCAATTTAGTAGATAAGGAATTAGGACCTGCACTAGTATGAGTAAATGTTTCAGTACCCTCAGCTGCTGGATTTTCTGCACTATTACAGTGAATAGATACAAAGATATCAGCATCCCATTGGTTAGCTGCTTCACATACTGCATCTAAGTCATCATCTTGCATAATGTAAGTTTCATAACCTACAGCTTGAAGATATTGGCTTACTAATGCACCAATTTTTTTAACAACTTCGGCTTCTGTAGTACGAGAGCCTACAGCACCTGGGTCGATAGCATAGCCACTTCCATTAAGTTTAGGGTCGTGGCCAGGATTTAAAAATACTTTTCTAATTGCCATAGTTATTATTAACCTCCTATAGTCAACGATTATAGTACTGTTGAAACATAGTAGTAAATTGGTGAAAGGAGGCTATATAATGCCAGATTTCAATGAAAAATACGATCTGATAACCTATAATGATTTATCCCCAGATTTAAGGGAACTCATTAATAGCTCTGATAAAAATCTCCAAAAGAGTTTGAATCGACATATGAATGATAATGAGGTTCATGTAACTGGTATCGAAAAAATGTTTTGGAATTCCAAAGCGCCTATTAATGATCCAGCATTTACTGGTAGACCAACAGCGCCTACTCCTGAGTTGAATACTCGGAATGATACTATTGCTACTACTAGATTTGTGCACAATGCTCTATATGGTCTTACTCCAGAGAGAGCTAAGACTGCTGACAGACTTAAAGGTACTGTAACCTTTGCACTTACAGGTGGGGTAACGGCTCCATCTGTTTTATTCGACGGTTCTAATAATGTAACTTTAAATGTCACATCTATTGATGCTAGTGCTATTAATGGTAAATTTGGTCCATCAAACTTATCAGCTGGTACTTATGATATAAATATTAGTGGTATTGCAGCTAAAGCTAAGACTGCTGAATCTATTGCTGGTCTTAATGCTGGTGATATTGCATTAAAAGATTCTCCTAACTTCATTGGTACTCCGACTGTACCAACAGCTGCTGCTGGAGATATCTCTTCTAAAATTGCTAATACATCATTCGTTAATATCGAAGTTGAACGTATTAAAGATTGGGTTAAGAGAAACAATAATGCAGTTAATAGTATAAAGACTGTAAGTGCTTCTGGTAAAATTACAGCAGCATCTACAGGACCTGATGCTAATGGTAATATCAATCTTAATGTAACTAATTTACAAATTGATCGATCATCTTTAGGTAATATTGATGCTGATACTGTACGTGGGTTTACTGTTGGTTCTAGTGTACCAGCTAATGCTAAATTCACAGATACTGTATATGTACATCCTAAGACTTCTACTGACCTAACCGCAGGTAGTTTTAGTCAGGTATTAGTAGACCGTGAAGGTCATGTTATTGCTGGTGCTAACCCTAGTAGCATGGATATTAATATCACTGGTACAGCAGCTAAAGCAGCAGCATTAGCTACACCATATAAAATGAAATTCAGTGGCATCACAGCTTCTGAATCTATCATTGATGGTAAAACTGAAACTGTAGTTAATGTAACAGCAATCCCATCCGCTATTGTCACTGAAGATACTAACCGTAAATTCATGACTCCAGATGAAAAATCTAAACTTAGTGATTTACCATCTAATACAGAATTGACTGCTAAACTTGATGCAGTCGCTTCTTCTATGGATTGGAAACCTGGTGTTGCTAATTATAGTGATATTGCAACTACATATACTACACCTAAGAAAGGTATGGTAGTTCCTGTAACTAGTACCGGTTCTATCTATCGTTATAATGGTACTACATGGGATACTATCTCTAGTGTAAATATTCCATTAGCTACTAATACCATTGATGGTAAGATGTCTAAAGAAGATAAGCTTAAATTAGATGGTATTGAAGAAGGTGCTACTAATTATGAGCATCCTGCTACACATCCAGCTACTATGATTACTGAAGATGCAACTCATAAGTTTGTAACTACAGATGAAAAGACTCGTTGGAATGATACTTACACTAAAGCTGAAGCTGATCTTAAATTCTTAGCTAAGCTCGATGCCGCTACTAATAAAGCAACTATTGGTGAAAACTGGACTATTAAACCTGGCACTGGTGGTGCATTAGACTTCGTATATAACGATACAATCAAAGCTACATTAGGTACTAATGGTTTATTCGTTGCTAATGAATTATCCGAATCTGGTTCTGCTGGTGCTAGTGTAACTACAGTTAGTACTTGGAAAGCCCCTGTAGCTAACGTATCTGATCTAGATGCTACTGCACCTAATGGGTCTGTATGCTTAGTTACATCTACAAATACAATCTATACTAAAACTGCTTCTGGTTGGGTTCCTGTTAGTGGTGGTTCAGCAACTGCTTCTAGTAGCGAATACATTACTAGAGATGAATTAAATTCTTCTCTATCTAAATTAGAGAAGATGGTTAGAGATCTTCGTGGAGGAGAATAATGGCGAAAGAAACATTAACTAGTAAAATATTTGATAATATCGCTGCTGGTTTTGCTGATGTACAAAAAGATATCGCTGAAGCTAAGAAAGCTATTGAAGCAGCTGGTGTTCCATCCAGTGGTACTACAAAAAACTTATCTGAAGAAATAGCTAAAATCCAAACTAAAGTTGCCGATGTAATTAAGTCTACTGGCGAAATTAGAGGTTTAAATAATGGCACTCTTGATATGACTGGTGGTTTTATCTTCCATAATAGCTACAATTATATGAAAGCCGATAATACAGAAATCCTTAGTAATAAAATTGATTATGTGGTTCCTGATAATATGATGTATCAAATGACTTGGCCTACAAACAGTGCTATTACTAACGATAGAGTATTATTGATGGATTTAAAAAATAGTAGTGATCCTATAGTTGCATCTATATATGGTAATTTAGAGAAACCATTGATAAAATTGCACTTCAGTAAAAACAATACAAATCGTCTAAGTAATACTGGTTTTGGTCAAGATATTACAGATTTTAAAACTGATGTTTACCGTGGTTCTGATTTTGATTTGGAAGTACATCTTACTGATGACCGTATCACTACAGATACTAAAGTTGATCAAACAACTATAGATACTTTCCATTTAGAAAAATCTGGTGTAACTACAGATGATAATGTAATCCATTTCGACATCTCTACATCTTTACCAGAAGAAAACCAATTATCAGTTCCTAAGTATGATTGTAAATGGTATATCAATAATAACCTAGTTGGAAACTCCATTGCTATTGCTGACCATTTTGTAGCTGGTCATCATGGCAAACTCAAAGCTGTAATTTGTAAATCTGTACAAATTAATGGTCTTTATTTAGTTGCCGGTTTTGCTCATTCTAAACGTGAAGATGGTTTAGAATATGATCCTGCATCCGGTGGCTATCAAACGGTAACATATGACCATACTAAAACTGATGTGTACATTGATGCAGAAACATTAGTTATTGATGGATATGGCCCAACTAATCCTACATTTACATATCCAGATCCATCTGAATGGCTATGTTTAGTACGTGAAAATATCAAAGATCCATTAATGAATATCTTAGTAAAGAAAACTGATGCTATGACAGATAGTATTATTGCTAATATCAAGAAATTAGCTTATTTAGATATTGATGTATATACTTATGATCGTAGTGAAATATTCGATTTCAATAGTATGAAATGGATTAATTCAGCAGATTTGGTAGATGAAACACGTTCATGGGTTAATTGGTTGCCGGTAAATAATAGAGCTATTGATCCACCATTTGTCTATGTAAATGCACTTGCGTCAATGGTACAAAGATTAAAAAATCGTTTTGATATTACTGCTGATGGTAGTGATAGAGTGAAATTAGATATCACTGATTGGAACAATATTTCATTTTTTGAGGATATTGTAAATAATGCTAAAGCTGATAATGCAAATTTCTATAAATTAGATGGAGCATATGGTATACGTAAATCTACTACAATATTCTTCCAAAACCCTAACTACACTTGGAAATTAAACAAACGTCTAGAAATGTGCGAACAAGACTTCCCTAAATTCTTTGCTGCCGGATTTGATATTAATGCGGCTCCTGAAGTTGATGGTAAACACACTATTACATTAGATTTAAGTGTAATGCCTGGGCCATTATATAGTAGCCAAGAATTCCCATTGTCTGGCTTATATGTAGAAACTGGAGATACAGGGCGTGTTGATATTGTATTGTCAGCTACCGATGGTTCGCATTTATCTAATAATGATATTGATATGCTCAATGCTAATAGCGAATTTAGGTATTTGACAGTTAGTAAGACTCCTATCGAGCATGTAGTAATTGATCGTACAGGTCAAAATATAGAAGAAAGTAATATAGTTCCTATTATCTATAATAGACATATTAAAGACATGGAATTGACTAACTGTAGGATTGGTAAGTGTATCACTCAAGGTGGTGCAATGACTATATTAAATATTACAGATAATGATCTATATTTTAAAACACCAGCACAACCTATGGTTATTAAACTTCATAATTGTAAATTTGGTGATGTTATCGATGGCCCTTATAAAGATCGTACAAATGAAAATGATCGTTATACTCCAGATGCTTATGTAACTGAATATGCTAAATTCATTAACGTATTAGTCGAAGAAAATGATACTATCGTTAATGATCAAAAATTCAGATTCTTACGTTTACCATTATACACTATGGATAAATCTAAGAAATATAACTATAAGAAACAAGTATGGGAAGAAATTGCTAATGTAACACCAGATGAATTTGATCCTAAACCTATTGGTGCATTCAGTTCTGAACCTGGTAATGGTCCAGTGGGTGGTTAATATAATATATGGAGGTATAAATGGCAGAAATTGAGAATACAAAAAATACTACTGAACTCATTTTAGAAAATATCGAAAATGGGTTTAAAGAAATTAAAAAAGATCTTGAAAATGTAAAAGCAGCTATCTCTGAAACAGGGGTAGCAGCTGCTAATACCACTGCTGGTTTAGCTAATGATGTAAAGAAAATCTCCAATAAAGTTGAAGAAAAGATTAAAGCTGCTGATGTGGTTACTGGCTTAGCTGGTGGCTCTGTAAATATCAGTAATGGTTTTATGTATTCTGCTTCTTCTGAAATGATTGACCATAATAGTATTGGTGCTATTCCTGGATTGACTACATATACGGTACCAGACGATAAGAACTATCTTATCCAATGGCCAACAAAATCCTTTATGGAACAAACACCTTCGGATAAACGTAATATTACTATTAACTTTGGTAAACGTCATTTTGGTCAATTATGCAATACTTGTTATCGTATGCCTAAGTATACTGATTTGTATAATGATGAGCCTACATACAATCTTAGAGTAAATCTTAATGATGATAGCATTGTATTGAAAACAAAAGCAGATCTTACTGAAGATGAATTAACTATGTTAAGCACTGCTGAAATAGAAGATACCAGTGATGTTTTCGAATGTAAAGGAACAGCATCTTTACCTGAATATACATCTGACTTCTATATCAATGGCAAGTCTCCATATGCTGCAGTAATCAAATGTGACCAATTTGTTGTATCTGGTAATCCTAATGTAAAAGCAGTTATTACTGATACTATTATCATGGACGAAGAACTCATTCTACGTAACCGTGCTGGTATGGGTCAATATGGTAGGCAAAATACTATTGGTGTAATTGGTATTCATGGTGGTAATAAAACATCAGCATTTAAAATCTACGTACCTAAAGGGAAATCTAAATTCACTCTTATCAATTCTACTTTGAGTCCTGATAATGAATACGTTAAGAATAATATTAGTAAGATTTCTGGCTATGCTACTATTGCAGATGTAAGTTTCCAATACTATACACTTATTGCTGTAGAACCTACAGAAGAAATGACAGCGTTCTTAATTAAAGAAGCTGACAAACTAGTTAAATTAAGCGTATCTGTAGTCTCCCATGATTTTACACAATACTTCGATTATTGTGACTTAGCTTGGGCTAAAAATAAAGATAAAGAGTTCCATTATATGTACCGACAATGGTTCGATTATCTTGTTCCTACAGAAGAAGATTATAAGTATTATAAATTTAGTGATGATGTATCACAAAATACATTTAAAAACTATAACCCAACAACTACAGATTATACTATTACACTTACTGATGCTACTGCATTGAAATATGCTAACACTGAGTATGGTCAAGATGTGTATGCTTTAGGCGATAGCAGTGGTTTATATCATAATAAAACCAATACTATGATCATTCCTAATAAGAAATACAGCTGGATGTTTACTAAAGCAGTATATTGTGATACAGATTTCCCATTCGATGGTAGCGAAACTAATGATGGACCAAGCGAACCTACTACAAGCGATGGTAGAAATATTTACAGTTTAAACATCTCTCCTGATGTTGTCAATACACCATCAATGTATCATCTTGTAGATTTCTATAAGACTAATCTTATTGACAATCAAAATGCAGATGTCCATCTATTAGTCGAAACAGATCGTGGTTATGATGCTGATACTAAAACATTTACAACTTATGATAATAACTTAGCTCAATATTATTTAGAATCTGATTATCGTGCTTATCTTAAACATAAAACACGTGATGGTTCTTTAGGTGATATTGAAAATATAGTTATTATTGGTGAAACAGTATATGGCGCACCAAGTAAATATACTAAATACGTACCATACTTCTACAATCGTAATATCAAAACCATCAAAGGTACAGATATTACAATAGTACCTTTCCGTTTAGAAGTTAAACAAGGTAAAGTTACTGGTGTAACTTCAGATGAAGTTGCTGTACCAGAAACACCTATGGAAATCATCTTAGATGGTAACTGTGCTGTATCTGCATGGCAAGGTGGTTTATATTATGACCGTACTGGTAAACATCATATCATCACCCCAGAAAAAGGTGAATATAATGCTAAGTACGTTCATATTTTAGTAGATGAAACTAATCCTCTAGTGACTAGTGCTAATGCTTGCCGTTATCGTTTAGCTTTATTTACTAAAGATAAAACAAAACGTTATAACTACACAACTAAGACTTGGGAAGAAGTTGCATCCTATACAGGAGATACTGGTACATTTGCAGAACTATTCCCAGAAGAGTTTGCTAAATTGACTGATGTTGTAGAAGTATAGTAGGTACATTAAGGGGAGAATCAAATGGAATACTCGGCTAAACTAAAGAATCTTTCAGCTGCAGAAAGAATATTATATATTCATGACTTAACTAAAGATGGGGTCTCTCTAGACCTCATCTTAGAGTCTATTATTGCTGATGATGATTTAGCACTATACAAGTTCTATGCTAAGCAATACTTAGATATGCTAGATGGTACAGTATTGGGTCTTTGTGTTAAACACAAGGCTTCTAATATCTTAATCTATCTAGAGTCTTGTAATCAGGCTTGGTTCAATATTAAGAATGACTATAATATCACTAGTGTAATACTTACAGCTATTGATGAATTAGATTATTCTGATATACTTGCTTTCTCTAGTTTAACTGGTATCTTATTCCGAGCGTATAAGCATACTGGTGTTACAAATGCTATCTTGGATTTATATAAAGCATTCATGATTAGATGTATAAAGAATAAGAAATACTTCTTCTTGAATACATTCCATAATCACGTACGTGGTTTATTCGAAGACAAGGTTGGTGACCTTGCTTTAGATAAGCTACTTAAGAACTATATGTCAGAGGAAGAACTACAGAACTATAATGAAAATTATAGATTAGATATTTAATTTTATATAACACTATAGTATCATTGGTCTGCGATGACAGTTCAATGGTAAACCTCGATAAAGCAATTAGCAGAAGGAATCCCCATATAGACATTGTCTATATGGGGTTCTTTCTATCTATTCTTCATTTCAGCATTGTTTTTTGCTACATACAAGGTTACACCAATGATGATCTTATTAGCTACTATATTAGTAAAGGACTCTTTTCTATATACATAGTGAGCTTTCTCCAAGAATACTGGAGTGGTTCTAGCTATGATATAATCAGATACGTATTTACGCATTTGCTTTTCTATATCTTCTCTAATATAGTTGTCATCATTGAATGCTAAGTTATTAATAACTAAGAATTCATTGATACCCTCTTGAATCATATTATCAATCATATTATCGACTTCACGTACATCGATCTTAACTCGAGAACGTTTAAAAGCCATTTGCTGTTCATGAAAATATGTAACACGGTTAATGATTACACTAACTGTAAAGAAGAAAGCTATAATACTAATAGTTAGTATTACCGTAAGACTGATTTCCAAGGTTGTACTCATTGTATCGACTCCAATTCACTAAATGATCACGAACTTCCATCAATCCATTATCTTGTGTGGAACCGACTTTAATAGCTTCATCTAAGTAGCGTATAACCTTATTGGCAATCTCAATAGTGATACCGTATTTATACTCTTCTAAGAAAGCTCCCCAGTTACCAAAACACATATCTGGATGAATGAAGAAATTATTTGTATTATGATAAAGTTGGTGAGCTGTTAAATTTAACATTACAAGCATTACCTTATGCTCATGGTGCACTTTACGTAAATGCTGTACTAAGTCAAATGAAGTAATATACCCTGTAGTATTAATGATATGCTCTGTAATGATAAAAGCAATATCAAAGATAGTTAGCATATTATGATGCATCTCAATAGTAGCCATATCCATAGTGATATTATTATTGATTTGGCATCTATCCATACCTAGATTCATTAAGAAGAACTTATAATTCTTATAAGATCTAGATGCTCTAAATCTAGATACAGCATTCTTTACAAAACTTGTATATCTATCAATATCCATTAGGGAATATTTAGTTTGATAGAACTCCAATTGGTATGGTACAAAAGGAGATTTTATAACTGGATTATTTGGACTTGTAATAATGCTTAAGTCCGGAAATGGTTGACTCATATTCTAAACACTCCTGTTGTTATTCAAATAGGTACGATTAACTTGATGTTGGGCTAAATAGGCTATTACGGTCAGTACATAGTAGTAATCGAATAATTCCATTCCGAAGGGAGGAACTACAAAGAATGAGACTTTCTCATATTATTAAAGCAATCTCACCTGAGCCTTTTGTAGATAATACTGTGTACTACAGTAAAATCTTAGCATTAGGTGCAGTAGTAAAAGATAAAGACTTAGCAGACTCTAAAGAATCTGAAGCATCTATGTATTATGCTGACCTATATATTCAATCTATCGAAGGTAAAGCTCCATATGATGCTTATGAATATAATGACCTTATCTTATCTCGCTGTGAAATAGGTAGAGAATATTGGATGGGTATTAAGAAAGATCCACGACTCATACCATTAAATAAACGTGAAACTTGTCGTAAGTTTGCATCTGAATACTTTGTAAATCACTATGTAGAATATAATGAATACTATCGTATGATTATGGGTAAACCACCATTAGGTATGCCATTCTTATATGTAGATGCTGATTTGCGTAAAGATAATATTGGTGTAGACTTTAGTAAGCCTATGCATGAAATGTCTGAGTTTGAATTGAATATACTAGAAGATCATGGTATAATGGACGATCTACGTTCTAGGTATATTGGACCAGCATATGCTTATCTAAACTATATAGCATCAGGTATTACTGCATATGCTGCACGTAAAGCTGATAACTTTGAGTTATTATACTTACCACGTATAGACCAACAAGTTTTATCTGATAAATTTAAGAATCGTTATATAGTAAATCGTGCTTATACTATGGCAACTGTATATGCAGAAGCTTATAGATTTGATAGTGATTACTATACTAACTTTATTACTATCTTCATTCTATTACAAACTATGATTGATCTTATCTCTGAAACTGGAGAGCATATTATTAAACTAGACGTATTAGATGAGAGATGTATTCGTTATATCTTTGAATGGCATGATGTACCATATTATGATGAGATTCCTTTGAAATATCAAATAGCTATGGTTAAGAATCTTAATAAGCTATTGAAATTCAAATCTACACCAACTTGTATGGTTGATATATGCTCTTTATTTGGGTTTGATGATATTAGAATCTTTAAATATTATCTTCTTAAAGACAGAAAGTCTGATCCTGATACTGGTGACTATGTATTTAACTATAAATACAAAACTTACTTAGATACCGAAGAGGTTATGGATACTGCTACAAGCACTATGCCTATAACTGACCATAATAATATCCCTATACCTTATCCTAATAACGATACTGAGTTCTTAGACAAGGGTAATTATATACATCTATATGCTGATGACTTACTAATACCACCATCTGAGTATAATGTAATCGATCATAAGATAGTATTTGAAAATGAGCATTATCTTGATGGTAAGACTACACTTAAGTTTGACTTCTTAAGCAATAAGACTCCAGATATTCCAGCTAATATTAACGATTATACTATTAAGACTGAGTCTAAGTTCATCACTATAGTAGATAACTCAACAAGAGAAGTTCCTATAGAGTTCCCTGTAGATAAAGATACTTACTTTGAAAAGGGATTTGGTTTAAGATTGTCTGTTGGTTCTACATTTATAGACCCAACACGATACAGATTTAATGATGATTTTACTAAAATTATCTTTACTGATGATATAGATTGGAATATTAGTGATACTAATGCCAATAGAGAGCTTATAGCTCTATTCATCTATTCTGATAAATACAAGTTTAAGTTTAAAACTATTCAAACTAAAGCCAAAGATACATCTAATACTATCATTACCGAAGTCCCAGAAGATATTGACTATGTAGACCATGGTGTATACTTTGCTGATACCGCATCAGTATATCTTCAAAAAGATAGATATTTCTCTACATTGACATCTGATGGTAAACTTAATATCACTAATATAGATAATGATGATAAGTTTATTAAAGATCGTGTAGTCAATACTAACTTTATATATTCTAATACTAGACCAGTAGCATTACATACAGAAACACAAACTATAACTGTAACTACACCGGGTGAAACTAAGTATGAACTAAATTTCCCATTTGCTGGATATATAGATAATAATAACGTCATCGAAGTATATGTAAATGGAGACCCATTAGCATTTACTGAGTATACTATTCTTAAGAATACTCTCCATATTAATAAACAAAACTTATTAATGCGTAAGGGTATTACTATAGAAGTGATATATACATATCCAGAAGACCAAACTATAACTAATAAGAAAGTTAAAACCGTTGCAGTTGATAATAATAAACAAAGTGTATTAGCTCTTGAGTATCCATATGATGGATATATACCTAAGAAGAATAAGATTATTCTACTAGTTAATGGTAGACGTCTAGAAGAATCTAGATTTAGATATACTAATACTGGTATAGAGATTACTGATACTAAGTTCTTATTGAATATAGCTGATAATGTCGTATGCTATTACTATGATTACCCAGAGAATGAGTTTTCTATCAATATAGAAGACCAATTTATAACTACCCCTATTGAGGGTACTAATAAATTCCAAATTATATTTCCATTCTTTAACTATATGAAATCTCATAATAGCTTATTTGTAACTATTGGTAGTACACTAGTATCACCAGAACGCTATAAAATCAGTGGTGATATCTTTGAATTCACTGATGGTACAGTTATTGATTCTACCAGAGGATTCAATATCACTTTCGTCTATAATACTATATTCAGGAAGTATAATAAGTACATCAAATCTGAGATGGTAATGGCTGATATAGCAGATGATGCTACAGGTATTACTATTCCATTCCCATTTGATGGATATTTAGAATCTCCTAATAATAATCGTATGATGATGGTTATGGATGATGGATATGTATTAGTTAAGAATGACTATGAAATCATTAATGGTAAAATCTTCTTAACTGATAAAGCTAAGATGGCAAAACATGGTTCTAAAATCAAGTTTATCTTTAACTATATCAATGCTAAGATTAATAAGAAACTAGTTGAAGATAATGAAAAGAACTATGATTTGAAATTTGTAAAGATTCCATTAACCGAATCTGGTGATAAGTATATCAAAGATAAAAATAACCATATCCCTTATGATAAAATGACTGAGGGTGATGGGTTATGGACCGGTGAAATGGATAAAGAAGATGTATATAGAGAGATTCTTGATAAAGAGTTTAACTATGTACGTACAAAATACATTACTATCGATTCTGTAATGTCTATGACTAAGATTGCATTTGATATGCCTTACTTCTTTAATCTATTATTCGATAAAGTCAAACTAGAAGATAGACTTATGCTACAAGTACCATCTATTCGTGAGTTTAAAATGTTTAGACTTAGTGATATTATGTGTGCACTATTCTCTCTAATGTATGAATACTATAATCTTGAAGATGATATCATGCAAGATCCTGAAAAGATTATGTATATTATGGGCTTTAACTTCGATGCAGACCTAGGCGTATTACAAAAGATGCTTCGTGGTCCTAGATATTATAAAGACTTGGATTATACTGGTGCAGATAAGTTTGAATCTTATAAGACTCCATTGACTTCAGCTAAACAGTTATTGAAGATCTTTAATAATAACTTAGCTTTACGTAATAGTCTTCTTACTCATATGAAAGATGCAAATAACTATCGTGAGTATAATGCATATAAGAAGACATATGAAGCATTAATGCAAATCAAATACAATAATGACTTCTTCAAGATGCCATTTGAAGCCGACCGAGGTAAAGAACCTAATAAGTCTTACTATAACTTCTTGACTTATAGAGATAGAGACTTATCTGGTCTTATTGATAGTATCCGTAATATAGGTGATCTTACAGAAAAAAGAAAACGTATCATCAATACTTGTATTGATATAACCAAGTATGTAGAGCGATACTTTAATAGTAACGAATACCAATACTTATTTAATTCATTCCCTGGTGTTGGTTTAGACTTTATTAAGCAATACGTAGCTAAAGTCATTAACTTTTTTAAATCTTATAAGATCGAAGTCATGGGTATTAATACTATCTATAAATTTGATAGTAGACTATTTGAAACCATTAGAGCTATAGATGACATCTGGTATATCTGTAAGATTAAAGACGATGACAGTATTGATATAGTTGATGGTATAGTAAATACACATATCAAGTCTTTAGCTAAAGATGCTGTACATTTCTGTGATAAGATGTACTTACGTAACTGGTGGTATAAGACTCTTATTCTTGCTGATATGTATGATATTCTTCCTAAGGATATTATTAAATACATTGTATTGAAACCATTAATAGATGAGATTGATGGTTTAGATGGTGTACACGATAAACTTAACCTAGATATTAAATTGATGCTTGATGATCATATCAACTCTTTATTCATTTATGATACTATGGGCAGTAATGTGCACTTCAAAGTTAAAGATACAGCAAGGGCTCATGACCATATGTGGCTTAACCCGTTCTATAAAGCCTAGTTTAACATAGTTATAAAGTTTAAGCTTAAATAACGATAAATATATTTATGGAGGTCGACATGTCCAATACTAAAGAACTCATTTTTAACGAGTTTAACGGTACTGAAGAGAAAGCATCTATTCGTTCTCATGCATACCGTGATACTGATATTGTAATTAGAGCCTTGGGTACTGATAAAGTATTATTCCGTGGCAAAAATAAAATTGTTTTACCTGGTGCTGAATTCACAGCTCGAGCACATTTCGGATTTGCACCAACTACTGAAATCACTCCTTCCTATAATACTGAACTAGGATTAGAAAACAGTGTATTCGAAGTTCCAGCAGAAGCAGAAAAAGTTATGCTATTCTGTGTTGGTACTGATGGTTGTGGTCGTGAAAACTCTCAAGTACGTGAAGTTAATTATGCTAAATGGATTACTCCTGAAGCATTGGTTCCTTTCCGTTATCCATTAGTAACTGAAGATATTAGTGATGCTAAGAAAATGACTTACCATGGTCGTAAAGTAATTGGTAACCGTGTTGCTTATTACTTTAAAACATTCGAAACTGAACCTGTATTGATTCGTCGTTTCGAAGATGGTACTCCTATCGATGCTAAGATCTACAATACTAATAAAAACTTAGATGTAGAAACTGTAGTGGAAATCCATCTTAAAATTACTGAAGATGAATGTCGTGAATTCTTCGTTAATACTGTAGGTCTTAATGAAGCACGTATTAATACTATCTCCTTATGCTATGCTTGGCGTAAAGAAATCGATGGTGTAATGCACTACCAAGATATCCGTCCTTTGACTAAATTGAACTTCCCTAATGAACAGTTAATCGAACTCAACAAAGGTATCGATATCACTTACCAAATTTATTATTAATAACTAATATAACAAAGATTGTAATAGGAGATGGAACCCATCCACTTCTTCTATTACATTCACTCATAGGATAATCATCCTATAAATTCTTTCATGGTTAGTTGATATTACGTAGTCAACTAATTACTCTCCTTATAATAACACGGTTGCAGACTACTCTCCCTGCAACCGTGTTATTATTACAAAAAAAAATAATACATGGGTAGATGAGCGAACACCTACCCATGTATATTAATCACCTATAAATGATTTTCAGTTATAGGTGGATTGATTCCTTGTGTTTTAAGGAATCTAAAAGCCATTATGGCTTCGTGATGACTGACGTTGTTTATGTCAGCATAACGATCAGCCACAAGGTTCATCGCAGTTCTAATCTGCCAATCTAGATTGGCAGATCTTTCTGCTAGTTGATTAGCGTAGTTACCTACGCATCCTCGACCGTTCATGGGAGTCACCTCCTTTCGGCCTGTAGACTATAAGTCTACAAGTGTATGGATATATTTAGATACAGCTAGTTGTGGTAGCTGTATCTACCATACACAATTATAGTATACAATCACAAATATTAACTTTTACTATAAAAAAACAAAGTACCCCATATAGGCATTGCCTATATGGG